AAGGGGGCTTGGCCCCAAAAGAAAAGCCCCGGCTTATGCCTGGGGCTTGAAACGGTTTGTGATCGTGCTCTGGGCTGGAGGGCGGATGAGCAGGCGGTAGATGGACTCGTAGCGCACGGCCCCTTTCGGGAGCGATGCGTACTGGACCACCGAGGTGGAGGTCTGCCAGTCGGAGACCTTGGCCGGGTGGGTGGAGGCCTCCATGACGGCTATGTGGCCGCAGTTGGGGAAGGAGAGCTGCTTCTGGTGCGCCTGACGCAGTGCGTAGCGGCACATCTCCTGCAGCTCCTCGCCCTCCTCGTCGGCGTCCAGGCCGGAGGTGATGGTGCTGACCATGAGGATGACCGGCTGCATGAACCTGTCGTCCCTGGAGTGCAGCGCGAGGGTGCCGGAGCGGCGGTCACGCCGGGCCACGATGGCCGGCGTCTGCATGTTCTCCGAGAACGTCGTGTAGATGTGGATTTCCTGGCCGGCAAAGAAGCTCTCGAAGATCTTCCTCGCCAGCTCATCAGCAGAGCCAAAGTACGGAGTGTCCGTCACGAGCGCCCCCTGTATCTTGAGACGGCCCGGTTCATGGCGTTGCCGAGGATGTGCAGGCCCTTGACGTCCTTGCCGGACTTGGTGGTCCAGCCGAACTCGATGGACATTGCGGAGCGGTCGGCCCTGTTCTTGCCTGCCTTGCCCTCGCCGCCGGGATCGGAATCCCGGAGATAGACGTAGGAGTCGAGCTTGCGCGGCGGGGCACCTTCGACCTCGATGAACGCATTGCCCTTGCGGTAGTGCAGGGCGAGGTTCGCCGAGGCGTCCCGGGCCAGGCCCATGGCCATCCCGAAGACGGCACTGCGGGTGCCGTCCATGTGGGAGACGTGGGACTCGACCGAGTGCGGGCCCCTGTCGGGTCCGTACCATTCGATGATGTGATCGTCTGCCATCAGTCATCCCCCAGCTTGTTGCGGGACCGGATGACGAACTCGACGTGCTGCGTGTTCCTGGAGACTCCCGGAGTGAAGCGGGGCGGGGCCGCGAGGTCCCACTCTTCACCGCGGAAGACAATCCTGGCCCATGAGCCCACGGGGGCGTCCCTGGTGATGCAGCGCATCGCCTTGATGGACACCTGGCCGGGGATCTCGGCGTCACCCTGCCGCTGCGCGGAAGTGGTGACCCTGATCTTCACGGGGACGTCTGCGGGGACTCGGATCTCATCGCCGCGAGCATTCGTCATGATGACCTCGGGGTAGATGAGCATCTCTTCACGGCCTGCATCGAGCAGGCGCGAGCGGCCCATTACCAGTACCCCAGTGGGAAGGGCTTGTTGCCTCCCCAGTCCACCGGCGCATACCCGCGGTCACAGACAAAAGGGCGCGACCTCGGGATTGGCTTGTCGGAGTTGGCTAGGCCGACGGAGCGCACGTTGCCCGTGCGCCCCAGGGCCTTGACGATGGTGATCTCGCTCTTGGTCAGGTCCGCGCCCGAGACGTAGGCCTCGGTGCGGTTGAACGTGACCATGTCGCCGCGTTCCATATCGAAACCACTCGGGTTCAGGAAGCCCCGGTGGGCCGCCTCCACGCAAATGGAGACGGCCATGGCCGGGGCAGTCTGAGCCGTCCAACCGGGCTGGTCCGCGAAGAACCGGATGAGGTTCGACGCATGTTCCAGCACAGCCTCCGCCAGCTTCACGTCGTCCACGGTCTCGATGGGCTCGCCGATGCGAGCCGCGACCATCGCAACTGTTGCTAGTGCTGGCATTGGGGTCTCCTACTACGGGGCTGCGACGGTGACGGTCGGGGTGCCGGTGTAGCCGGAGCCCGCAGCGGTAACGGTGATAGCCGTGACCTGACCGTTGGCGATGGATGCGACAGCAGTCGCGCCAGTACCCGCGCCACCGGAGATGGTGACCGTCGGGGTGGAGGTGTAGCCGTAACCCTGGGCGGTGACGTTGATCGCGGAGATCGTGTTGCCGCTCTTGACAGCCACAGCCGTAGCAGTGGCCTTAGCGCCGGGGTAGTTGCCACCCAGCGGGAAGGGCTCGCCCTGAACCTCAGGTCCGGTGATCGGCTGCAGGTTGTAGGCCTTGGCCAGGAAGGAGCTGGCGGAGCCGCCCGGGGTGGTAGCGGAGCCGTCGCCGGGCTTCTTTTCCACAGCGGAGGAGCTGGACTTCAGAGCCAGCTTGATGCCGCGGACGAAGTATTCGTCGGTGGAGACGATCTCGCGGCTGGAGCCGTCGAAGACCGCCAGGCGGTCACGCACGTAGCTGTAGCCGGCGTAGCAGTCGAACACGCTACGGTCGGTCAGGTACGCGGTGTCGTAGTCCATGAGCCAGCGGAGGGCCCAGCCGCCGGCGGAAGCCGTCGAGCCGAAGGGCACGGACTGGGGGATGGAGGGAACGCCGGTGAAGACCAGGAAGCCCGAGCTGGCGTAGAGGTAGGCCTCGTCGGCAGGGATCTGGGTCGAAGACACGAACGTGACTCCGGCGATCTTGCCGAGGGTTGCCGTGGTCAGAGCGGAGTCGCCGGTGCCCTGATCCTTCAGGAAGCGGTTGGACTTGAGGATCTGTTCCTCGAAGTCAACGCCGCAGACGGCGTAGAGGGTGTCGCTCGGGGTGCGCATCAGGCGGAGGGCCTTCTTCGCTTCCACGACCGCGTTGTAGAACACGTCCTGGTTGGAGTCCTTCGCCGCGGTCAGGCCGGCGGAGTCGTCCTTGACCAGGATCACGCGCTCGTAAGGAGCCTGCAGGATCTGGTTGAGCACGCCGTGCTCCAGGTAGGAGGCAATCGAGGAGGTCTGGGCCTCGATGATGTCGCCCCAGCCGTCCTGGAAGTCCCAGTCGCGCTGTTCGTCGGTCATCTTGATGGCGGAGTAAGGACGGTCAGCCGAGATGGTCACGGTCACGACCGTTTCCTGGTACTGGTCCGTGATGATGGGCTGGCTGCGGTCGTTGCGCGCGGTGTAGGTACGCACCGGAACGGTGCCCTTGACGCGCTGAGAAATGGTGTCGCCCGAGGACTTGAAGAAGGTCTTCATGTCGGAGCGCTTGGTCACCGTGTTGGAGATAGCGAGCTGGTCGGTCAGTGCAGAGACTGCAGACTGAACCAGGACCGCCGGCTTCACCTTGAGGTGCGGGGTGTAGGTCATTTCGATCCCTTTCAGGGCATGAAAAAAGCGCCCTTAGGCGCTGGGGGTGTTGGGGCTAGTGACGGTTCTTCTTGTAGCGTTCCCACTCGGCAAAGCCGTCGAGTTCGCTGGGCTCGTTCGCGGGGTTCTGACCCCCGCGGGGGCCGAGCTGCGTCACGACCACGGTGTTGTCCTCGTCGGCCTTCTTGGCCTTGGCGAGCTTGGCGGCCTGCTTCAGGAGATCCTCTTCCGTCTTGGCGGTGAGGAACTCGACCAGGTCGTCGTCGAGGCCGGTCTTGCGGGCCACGCGCTCACGCGCGAGCTGGGCTTCGAGATCCGCGGTCTTGGTGTCGTTGGCAGCCATGATCTGCTGCACCTCGTCGGGAGTCTTGGCGGCAGCCAGCTTCTCCTGGAGTTCCTTGGCAAGGACCCGCTTCTCAGCGGCCTCGCGCCGGGTGTCCTCCAGTTCCTTGCGGACCCAGTTGAACTCCTCGGGGAACTTGGCCCAAGGGTCCGGAGACTGGTTCTGCTGCTGCTGGTTCTCCTGCTGTTCGGTGCTGGCGGGCACCTGGCCCTGATCGTTTACTGCATCAGACATTTCATGTCCTCCTGGGACTATGTGGTCTTGCGCGCCCCGTGGGGCGCTGAGGGGTTTGCCTTGCGCTGGGCGTAGATCCAGCGGCGCCAGGCTCGGGTAGCGTCACGTCCGCTCAGGCCGCGAGTGACCTCCTGCCACTTCTCCTGGAAGTAGCTGTTCATCTCGGGGAGCTTGGATTCCCGGGTCCAGCGGACAATCGGGAAGCAGTGACAGTTGATGTGGACTTTCTCGACGTCGTCACCCACGTAGGCGGTCTTTTCGCTCTTGTAGACGAAGCCGCGGGACGCGAGCATGGCGCAGAAAGCGCACGGGTCGGCACTGGTGCCACGGGCGACCAGCTTCACCAAACGGTCCTCGCGGATCGCCTGGTTGATGACCGTTCGGCCGCCATCCATGCCGAAGGCGTCCACCGAGCCGGATCCAAGGGATCCAGCAGCGGCATGCGCTTCTTCGATCTGGGTGATGGCTTTGTCCGGGGTCAGTTCTTCGTCTGCCCGGATGGTCTTGACGGCCGAGGCCGAATGTTCGACGGCCTGCTTCCGGAGCAGGTCGCGGAACGCTCGATCAACTTCCTCGTAGGACATGGCCTCAGGCCAGTCGTACTCGTCGATCTCAATCGGCCTCGTGTCGTCGTGGTCTTCCACATCCAGCAGGTTCTGGATGAGTGGATCAACCGGCACGTCAGCGATCCTCGCGGAGCGGCTGTTCTCGATGCCCTTGGCGTCCTGCGCCCTCAGGGTTTCCTCGAACCACCGGATGTCGGGGTCTTCGCTTCTCGTGCGGGTTGAGGGTAGGGAAGCGACGTCGAGGGCGTTGTCGCGGAAGTTCTTCCGCAGGTCGCCCAGCGTCACGTCGTTTGGAGAC